GGGGCCGTGGTGGGAACCGGGTTAGAGTCGATGGTGTAGATGCGGAGAGGAGGGGGTGCACCGTACACTGGCGAGGTGTCGAGAGACGCCTCACCACCCGCAAGGAGGGCGATTGCCGAGCGGACACCGATCCCACGAGGGAGCCGGAGGGCGGGGGCGACCAGCCGGGGGAATTGGGACTGGCCGGAGCGGTTGATCATGGAGCGCGTCACGCCGATGAAGTGGGTGAGCAGCTCCTGGGGGGGGAGGGGGGCGGAGTGGGTCCATGACCCGGAAGCGAGGGTAGCGATCGAGCGAGCTACATACCCGAACGCGCCGGAGGGGGAGAAGGCGCATCGGAGGAACTCGGCATTCTCGTGTCCGATGGACTGCTTAGTCGGGTTCAACCTGCAGCCAATGCGTGCCGCACCGTCGAGGATGGTCTCGACGTCACGCATGGAGGACACGCGGGCGTACACGTCGTCGCCGGTGTGGAGGGAGACCATCGAGTTGTACAGGTCAGGGCCGGCGGCGGCGCGAATGTAAGCCGCGTTGAGAATGGAGTTGAAGAACGTGGTGCCGCGGTGACCGGACATAAGGGTACCGGCGACGTGGGTGGGGACACCATCGATCTTGATGTACTCTTTCGCGAGGGAGGAAGAGAGGAGAGGAGAGAGCCATTGGGGGGCGTTACACCTCTTGAGCGCCGCCTCAATCACCATCTGCATTGTAGCAGTCGAATGGTGAGAGTTGAAGTCGTCAAAGTCGAGCATGAGATTGACGCCGGGCGAAGCGGTTGCCTTCGCAATGCGGGAGGCGACCCCAACAGTGCCACCGCGCCCAGGGTCGAGGAGGACACGCTTGTTGCGCCATGCAGATTGCAAGGCGTTGAGCGGCCACGACCAGGCGAAGTACGACCGAGTGTCGCACGCGAAGATGGCACGGGTCTTACCATGCTCAAGTTTTTCGGAGGCGGAGACGGAGGTGGTACCGTCCCAGGAGGAGATGGGCTCATCAGCAACAGCCTCGGACGCCATACGGCGGTAGGATCGGCTGAAACCGGGGAAGGAGTCGGGGGGGATGTTGAGGACGCGAGAGGACTCGCTGGTATGGGCCCCGTTGACACACCAGACCCAACGAGACGACCAGAAATCGTCAAGGGTGGGCAGTGTGAAACCGCGGGGGAGTTCATCGTCGAGAATCGCTTCAACGTGGGGGCGGAGGTCGTCAGGTGTGAGTTTGACGACGAGAGACTCGACGGTGGCGGGGTCGCAACGTTTGGGGAACTCTACCGCCCAATCGACCGCGCCGGTGAGCCGGCCCTGGAGGGACTGGCCCTCAGTGAGGACGGCACCGACGGCACAGGCGTTGAGGCCGAGTGCTTTCAGGGCGTTAGATAAACCTTTCGCGCCGGG